GTTGTCAAAGGTGTAGGAGCATCGACAAGGCTTGGCGCGATCGTGTTACCAAGCCATCGAGCTGCCGTGCCAAGGTCTGCCGAATAGACAGGAGCCGCAGGCGTTGCTGCGGCAACAGCAGGCGCGACAGCTGTACCATCTAGAAAATTAATATCCCGAGCTATTGAGCCGACCTTCGCTGAATAGTTAGGGTCTGTCGCATAGCCAGACTTTTGCAATTCAGCGAGTTGCGCATCCAACCCTTGCGCCTGACGCAAGCCTGAATATCTTTGATTTTCATTGATGAACTTCGCATAGTCCGCAGCACTATCGGCCATCGATCCATACTGGCGGAAACTATCTGCCGTGCGGTACATACCGCCATCGCCATATTCACTTGTCGAAAGCGTCTTCCCGCCGGGAGCGCCATGCGACTTGATGCCGAAATAGTTTTGCCCCGGTGCGCTCTTGCCGAAACCTGTTTCGATCGCAGCCTGACCAATGATGATGCGTGGATCAACGCCTGTTGCACGAGATGCTTCAAGCGCATACGGCATCATCTGCTGAATGAAACGTTTGCGCATATCTTCCATCAGATCACCTCATGCCACTGCTGGCGAATTGCTTCACCGATCAGACCGAGACGCCGCTTCACTTCAGCCTTGCGCTCTTCCGGTAGGTTTTCGATCCGCGCCTTGTTCTCGTCTAAATACGCTGTGCAGTCCCAACAGTCACGGCCCGTCTGTTCGCCTTCATTGTAACCCGGCGGAAAGTCTGCGCGCATCTCGTCGAGATAGTCATAGACTTGTTCTGTCGTCCAGTTCTCGATCGGATGAACGAGCTGGATGCCGTCGATGATGTCGCCGTTACGAAACTGCGACTTGCGCTTATCTTCCAAGCGCGTGCCGCGAATGATCCGCTCGACGCCCATCTCGACCATTGCATTGTGCAATGGGAACCAGATGTTTGCCGCGCAGCACGACAGATAAGGCTGTATCAGCGGGCCATCGTTTTCTGTGATCGACTTCCCTGCCGTCGTGCTGTTGACCGGCACAACGTCAGCCGGCCACCCGAACTCCGCAATTTGCTGCGGCTGGTTCGACTTGATTTCGATGAAGTTCGGCAGGCGCTCTTTCCACATCTGCATGTAGTCCTGCATCTCTGAATAGGCCGCACCAGAGTTGAGCCACGCCACAGGCAGCGTCTCCCAATGGTCACGGAAAAGGTAAAGGCAGGCGAGGCTGTCTTTACCGCCAGAGAATTGAAGGACCGTCCGCATCAGAAAATCGTTGCTAGAGAAGCGCCGATCGACGCGACCGTGCCGGCTGCACCGAGACCAGTCATCAGAGCGTTGCCACCCTGACGCGGAGCTGTGCTTTGCGTTGTCGATGTGCCGCCGTAAGGCGTTGCCGACGTTGCACCGAGACGCAGATTAAGCATCTCGATCGGGTAGTTGCGGCGCTCAAGATAACGGTTGTATGCGTCATCAAGTTGCGCCTGCTGCATCGCCTGCCGCTGCATGCCAATCTGCTCAAGCAGCGATGCGTCTTGAATACGAGCCGCCTGCTGCTGTTGAGCGAGAGAGCCGAGCTGGTTGGCAGCGCCCATGCGGAGCTGTGCTGCCTGCGCCGCACGCGCCTGATCTGCACCGAATTGCGAAGCCGCCTGATTGAACGCATCCGCCCGCAAACGAGCAGAGAGATCACCGATACCAGTTGCCGCCTCAGACGCTGCAACGCCTTCCGCGATCCCCTGACGAGAGCCGCCGAACGCGCCGGCAGCTCGCGCCTGATCCCCGATCCGGTTCGTTGACATACGCAGAGAACGGTTCGCAGCCTCGATCGCTCGATCCTCAATGTTCTGCGTAAACGGGTTCATATACCCTTGCAGATTGGCATTGAGAAAGCTTGTCGGCTGATAGCCAGCGACATCAGACGTGACGCCAGTTGCTCGCGCATAAAGCGGGTCAGTTAATCCGACACCGCCACGCATATAATCGAACGCCTGCTCCTGTTCGGGAGCGAAGCCAGCGATCGTCTGACCGCCGTAAGCTTCATAAGGACGCTTCGAGATCGTGTCAGCGATAGAAAGGTTTTCTTTCGTAATACCCTCAAGCCACGCCGGAAGCTCCGTCTTCTGGATCGTCGTGGTCGTCGCTGGTGCTTTGCTTCCGCCGCCCATGTCAGTTCCCCTTCGGGTGATATTCCATCAAGATGGACTTCCTCTTCCAGCCTTGCTGCTTGAAGATGTCCTCAAAACCGGGACGGACAAACGCCCGACCGAAATCTGCTCCTTGTGCTATCGCCCATTCCCTAACTTCAGGAAAAAGACTAAGCACCGCATCCATGTCGCCCGCAGACATAAAGAACTCGACATACTTCTTCTGCGGAGCTTCGACGATCGAGGTCACAATGATTGCTCGATCGTTTGTGAACGCCTGCATCTCGCCTCGTTTGAGGCATCCGATCACGTCGTCCAAGCTATGCGTATCGCTCCCGATCTTGAGAGCCTTACGCATCTTAGTAAGGAGGCGCGCCTTGCTGTCCAAGAGGAACCGCCGAAGTTGTTAGGTTGCCTGCGTTATCTACCTCAACCTTATAGACGCTTCCGTCAGGAGATTGAAGTAGCACCGACGAGACCGCCACGTCCTTGATGACCGCCGACGCGATGGTCCTGTTCAGATTGTTCAGCGTGCGCGCGAAATAAGACGCATCGTACCGATCTGGCGGGATCGGCAGGACTACGTTAGGCGCAGGGTAGGTCGTCATCGACGGCTCCCCTGCGGCGTGAGGTCGAGCCGCATTTCACCGATCGACCACGGCGCATCCTGTGTTGCCTCGATCTTGACCCTGAAGTCTCGACCTGTAGCGCGCGTGTCTGTGTAGCCGTTGGAGCGAGGATTGAACGGCCCCACGGTCGTCTCTGCCCCTTCAGGCGTGAATGACGTGTAGAACGTCAGCGCCGTTGAGGAGTAGCCGTAGCCGCTGTCTGTCAAAGCCTGCCGGATGAACGTCAGCCCATTACCTTGTTGAAGGTTAAGCGATCCGCTCTCGGCGTACCGCTCACCGACCAGCGACGTGCCGGCAGCATCCCATCCGTCTTCTTGGTAGTAGACGTTGTTCTCGGCGTCTGCCGTGATCGGGAACGGGAACACGCCTGCGCCTTCAGCTGCCGTGCGCGTCATCTCTCCGATCGACCACCAGCCTTCGGCGTAGTTGTAAATCACATAACGATCAGGGTCGATGCTGCCGATCGTCGGATACCAGAACCAGACCTCATTGAAGAGGCCATTGTCGGAGCCGTGCGTATAAAGGCGGCTCGCGTTAGGGTCCAAGTTGTCGAACACATAGGCACCGACTTCGCACGGCAGCGGCTTCACATAGCCGCCATCATAAATCCACCAGCCCTCGCGCCCGATCCAGATGCAGCGCCCGGCGAACGTAGCAAACGAACGCGGAGCCATCAGGCCGCAGCCGTAGCCGATCCGCTCGATGCCGTAGATATACGGCAGGCCGATAAAGCGCATCAGCCACGCTTCGTCTTCCGTCCAGATAAGCGTGCCTTCCCGCACAGCTGTCGCCATCACAATGCGGCTCGACGTTTCGAGATCGAGATATCCAGCCGTGTTCGTCGGGTCTGCGAAATCCCAATCCGTGTAATCTTCTCGACTTGACCAAGCCACGCGGCGAGAGTTACCACCGCATCCGAACAAGACGGCATGACGCTCCTGCGTCACGACCACTCCACGATTGTTCGTCGGGATGCCTTCTTCAGAAATCGTTCCGCCTGTGCCTGTAGCGTTTGTTCCGCTGTCAGCAAAAGTGAATGTTGTGTCTGACGGGACGCTGGCAATCGTCCACGTTCCATTGAACGTGCTTTCGCTATTGCCGACGATCACTACTTCATTGCCGGCGGTATATCCGTGATGGAATGTCGTCGTCACCGTGACAATGTTCGACACACGAGATGCCGTCAAAATAACCGCATCGCCTGCTTCGTTCGCTACCGTTTCGCCGTGGCTCCAATGCAGCAATCGACCGTCGCTCGATGCGACGGCGAGGAGGTCTTCGCCCCAATTATCAAAAGTCCAAGTGAAGCTTGGCACATAGAATTGAGAAATAGGACGCCGATCGGCAGCAACCAGAAGACACACGCCGCCGCTAGACGAAGCATTCGCTGCCGTCTGCGCGTATGTGAAAGTCGTCGAGGTAGGAACCGAAGCCACAGTGAAGTTTCCGTCGAACGAGCTGTTCGTCACGTTTTCAACTGTGATCTGTAGGCCGACGATATATTGATGAGGCTCTGCCGTCGTGATCGTCACGACGTTAGAGGATCGGACTGCGCTTGTGATGTCATACGCAGCCACGTCGAGGCCATAGAGCAGCTCGCCATAGTCTCCTGCGCCAAACGCACCATAGATGCCGTTGCCGGCCCCAAGGAACGTTGCAGGCGTGATGTTGCGATAGCTAGAGCCGTCGAGGACGTACAGATGCTCTTCGCAGCCGACAGCACAATACGGAGCGTTGACGTTGTCAGTCCACGACATCATTGCACGCGCCGGGGACAGGAGAGGCGTGCTAGAAATGCGCGTCCACCCCCCGACTGGCTGCAACTTGCCTGCCTGCCAACGGATCAGATTAGCGTCCCAAAAACGTCCTTTAGCCTGCAACGGGGTTGCGGGTTTCACTACACCGGGAGGAAGTTGGATCGGCGCTAGGGGCATCAGGCAACCTCTGTTCTCGACATCACCGACGCGTAATGTTCTACATCGTTCACGCGGTTGGTCCAACCCCTACCAAACAAGCGGAACGTGCTTAGACCTTCAAGGTACGCCAGACGCGCATCAGAGTAAGCCTTGATAAAGAACTCTTCGCCGTTCTGGTCGCAATATTCCTTGATCTTCGCCAGCGTTTTCGGCCCCATCGCACCGTCTTGCGTTGCGCCGCTAATCTTCTGCGCGAAGCGAACTGCGCGAGCAGGGCCAGAGTTTACTGCGAAGTCGTAGACCACGAAGTCCACGCCGGAAGGAAGATCGTTGCCGCCAACCTTGTTCCAGTACCAATCGCGGTAAAGCGGCTTGACCATCTCAGGCGTCAGCGCACGCATGTCGGCTTCTGTGACGCGCCGGCCCGTGTAGTCCTCCCACACGCGCTTCGTCACGCCGAGGTTCGTCATGCCGCCGGGGTCGCGGGGATGATCCGCCCATCCGCCTTCGTGCTTCAGCGTCTCAATAAAGGCTCGATCGAAGTTCTCTTTCACCGCGCTACGCCTTTAACCTTCTCAAACGTGCGAAGACCGCCGAGACCTAGCATGCCGAGCGTCAGGCCCATGAGTGCTTCGACGTTAAAAGACGGAAGCGGAATGGGATTTCCTGCCATCGTCGAAATCCATGTGACGAGCGGGCCGAAAACGTAAATAAACGCAAAAGCGAATGTACAAGTCCAACCTAAAGCGGGACGCCATCCAGAAACAAATATCGACGAGTGCTTCGCCTCTTCGATGTTGATGTCGGTCTGGCCCTTATCCCAAGCCTGAAGATCGCGGCGAAGAGCCTCTTCGGCTTTGATCTTCTCCTGCGGATCAGGAATGAACTTGTCGATGACCTTCAGGCCAGCGGCGACAGCGTCTCCGATACCGAACGTCATTTGTCCACCTTCCCGTCGAGCTTGTCGAAAATCTTAATCAGCATGTCTTCAACACGCCGCATGGCATCGACGAAGTCGTCCTTGCGAACGTAATGCACCGGAAGGTTGCGCTCGAGCGTGCGGATGTCGTCACGCAGAGCGGCAACGGCATCCCACAGTTGACGGGCGAACCAGCCGAGAGCGGCGAGAACTGCACCAATGGCGAAGTTAAGGACGTGCTGCAAGTCCATCGCCGCAACTCCGAATTATTTATGCTGATCTTACTAAGCAGCCGGAAAGTTGACATGCAACGCCAGCAGAGTTGTAGTCAAAAGACGGGCTTGTTGCTGTTACGAAGCCATAAAGTTCAACATAGTCTGTTGATCCGTTCAGATAAATCAAACCAGACACACACGTAGGAAATCCAGATATACCGCCGCTCAAAGTGCTCGAAACTGTGTAAACAGTTCCATTTTTATATAGTCCAGCATTTACGCCTGTCACATTGTTAGACGCAGAAACTCCACGGACAACGCCGTTGAATTGATAATACCCTGCAACAGTTGGCGTGAAGCGGCTGCTTGAAAAACAACTATCAGTATCAAAAATCTCATTTCCGAGCGTGACTTTCGTCCATGTCGCAGATGTTACACTTTGGTCTACCGTGCTTTCAGCCATAAACGCCGGACCAGTGCCAGCCACACCAGACGCAACTTTAGGCTGCGACACAGTTCCATTCTGGATCGCGTCAATGCCAGTTGTTCCGTCGATTACAACCGTCATGCCTGATCTCCTTCAGCGGGCTGAATGACGAGCTTGCCTTCAGCGACAAGCGCCATGATGTTCTGATAGTCCGTGTTCGCGGGGTCGAGCGGGACGAACGAGGTCACGCCATTGATGTCGCAGCGGATCATTGATGCCTGACCCGTGAACGTATCGTTGATGTATTGAGCGTTGCTATACATGGTCACAGCTCGATGTTTGCGGCGAAATTGAACTGTGTTCCGCCAATGTTGCCAGACGTGATGTCAAATGAAATTTTGATCCCGCTCACATAGGAACCGATCGTTGCGTTTCCGTTTGTGTCGGTGACACTGCTTCTTGTGATTGTCGGAGCAGCACGCATTGACGCATTGAATGACACAAACCCGATCAAGTCAGGACTGAACGAACTTGCAGCAGTCGTTCCTCCGTACACAGCGGCATGCCCTGTCTGGTAGTACCGTTGACACAACGCCAACTCCGTGCCGATAGAACGACGCTCCATCGGAGAGGCCGCATTGCCTACCTCGAGCTGTGCGTCACCGATCGTCCACGTTCCTGATGTCTGCGCGCCGACAGAGAACTGCACCTGAATACCTGTCGTAGCCGCAGCAGGCACAGCAACCGACACGCTGTAGCGCGTCACCGTGCTGGTGATCGTGACGTTAGTGTCGAGGAAGTCCGTCGTTGAAAGCGACCAGTTGTCTGTTCCGCCCGCATAAGACAAACGAACACGAACCGTCGTCAGCAGGCTATTCGCCATGTCAAACGACAGCGTGACCGTCTTTCCAGCTAGGTCAGCAGAGTTGATCGCTTCAATACGCTGAACAAACGTAAGCGCACTAATACTTGCCGCTCCGGTAATCTGATAGCGATAAGTATTAGCCGCCGAACCTGTGACACGTTGACCAGTTGCGTTCGCGCCTGTCGCAAGAGTAAACCAGCGGTCCACTCCGTAGACGTTGCTTCCAGCCGTCAGCGTGTGGCTTGCGCCAGCATTGCGCTGATCGACAGCCATCGCGCCATTAATCAGGCGGTTACGCATGCCGAGACCTTCAGCCGAGCTGAAAGACGTCCCATCGTTGAACGTGATGCCGTTCGTGCCGTTAATAGAAACCGCCATCTTCAGCCTCGATCGTTTGCGTTAGAAGTTTCGACTTTATGAGGATCATAGCCGAACGGAGGATGCGGCAGCGGGTTGTTCCAGACTTTGATGTAGTCACCGAGGCCGTCGCTGTCGTTTTGGAGCAGGATGGTGCCGCCGAACGGAGAGAAGTCAGCTTCTGTCAGTTGCGGGTAGTAGGCGATGATCTGATCGTAGAGCGACATTATGCAGCCCTCACAAGCGCGCCAGAAAGATAAGTAGAACCTCTTGATGTCGCGCTTCCACCGGAATTTTGATACCCATAAAGGTCTACAAAGTCAGTTGAACCATTAAGATACACTAGTGCCGATCCAGACGAGACGCCTTCAATAGCCGTTCCCGGCACAATGCTACCAAGAGCGAACCGAGAATTGTTTTTCCTCAGCTCACAGAACATCTGCCCTGATGTAGAGCTAAAGTTTACAACGAATGAAAGGATATAATACCCTGCAACAAGCGGAGTAAAAGTGTTGCTGGCAAAAGCGCTTGCAGTATCAAATGACTCCGTTGGCAAAAGCATCTTTGTAAACGTGGCATTTGAGACGGATTGAGTTCCATCAGCGGAGGCAAGAAACGCAGGACCATTTCCTGCGAACGTGGAGCCAGTCGAAATCAGAGTGCCGCTGTTGTTCGGCAACTCGAGGACACGGTTCGATGCGGTATTAGGCTCATTCAACGTGATGGAGCCACCGCCAGCGGAATTGAGAACAATAGACATCAGACGACCACCCAACGTGAACCAGTGGGAACAGTGACAACCACACCAGAATTGACCGTGATCGGCCCTGCTGACATTGCGTTGCTATTCGACGAGATCGTGTAGCTGGCCGTAACCGTCTGACCGTTCTCGTAGAAGATCGCGTTACCGCCAGCGCCAGACGCGCCGCCGAGAGAACCCCACGACGAACCGTTGTAGCCTTCAAAGCGGTTGATCGTCGTGTTGAAGCGGAACATGCCGGCAGACGGAGAGCCGCTCTTCTGAGCGTCCGTGCCAGCCGGAACCTTGATCTGGCCCGTTCCCGTCATCGTCAGATCGACGGTCGAGACGAACGTGCCGGAGACGTTTAGCGTCTTTCCTGCGCCAACATTCAAACTGACCGACGTGCCTGTGCCATCCGTCTTAAAGATGAGGTCTACTGCGGTCAGATCGGAGTTAAGCTTCGTTCCCCAAGTGTCGCGGCTTGCGCCGACCTCGGGGAGCGTCAGGTTAAGATACGGGGTATAACTGTCTGCCATGTTGGCCCCTTAGTTCAATCGCTGCCAGCTGTCGGAACCGGACGGGAGAACCGTCCATGATTTAGCAAGAATATCGATTGGCGTCCACTCTTCGGACGGCACGCTCGATGAAGTCCAAACGTCACCATCGACAAAAATAGGCGTCCAATCTTCAGGCGTCACGACTTCCGGCTCCCACAGCTCCCGCGCAGTTGCCGTCATTGACGACGTGACCTCGATCGACATTGACGTCAGTCGAACGCAAATAACCGCCGCAGAGCCAGCACTTTCAATCGTGATCTGTTCTACCGCCGAGAAGTCACAGACAGCAGCAGCTGCTGCTGCGCTGGTTATGTCGATCTCTTCGCTTGCATCGACCACTCTGACGGCATCTGCCGCCATTGCGCTCTGGATCGTTACAGACGCCGCCGCCAGCGTTGCGATATAGGCCGTCGCCGTCGCATCGCTGGTCGAGGTCGCCGCCGCATCAACTTCTGACACACGCTGCGCCGTCGCATCCATATCGGACAGGACAACGCAGGACGCCTCAGAAGCCGCGATCCGCTGTGCTGCCGCCGTCGCGTTAGACGTGATGACGATCGAACACGTCGGGAGCTGCGTATTTGCTGCCGCTGCCCCGCTCGACGTCGTGACAGCAGCCTGAAACGTGCCTTGAATGACGCGCTGACCGTCAGCCGTCGCGTTACTTGTTGACGCGCCAGAGGCGATCGTCGCGTATGTAACTCCGGCAGACGCAGTCGCGTTAGAGGCGACAGAAGACGCAGCAGCGGCTTGGACTACATAGCCAGAGCCATATAGTCCTTCGCCATAATCTGCTACGCCGTAATCAGACATCTATCAGTCCAGAGTGATCGTCAGCGTGCCTGCGTTGAAGCGCAACACGTCGCCGCTCTGGATTGTCTTCGATGCCGTGAGATCGGCATATGCAATCAGGTTCCCGCTGGTCGAAGCATCGAAGATGCCGGCAGCGACGATCGTTCCCCATGTGCCAGTTGCCGTCGGGAACTCGATCGCCACGCTGTTTTCAGCTGTCGTCGGAGCCGTGCCAGAAACCGTGAACGTCGCGGACTGACGAGCGTATGCGTTGCCGGAAACTTCAGTCCCGCCGCCGCCTTCCCCCGGCGCAACCGTGTAAAGGCCGACATACCAAGAAGTCGGGCGCGTTGCAGAGGCCGTTGTGAAGAGCCAATCAAGGACGAGGTCTTCTGCGTAATTACTAAGGCCAGCCATCAGTAGACCCTCCTAGCTCGGGCGATAAGCGGCGAACCGCTGTGTGTGGACTTCATGCTCTCTTCGTTTAGAGCTTCGATCCGAGAGTTGTAAATAGCAGCGAAGACAGGCATGCGCTGATCGTCCATGAGGAACGGCTGCGCGTGCATCAGAGCGCCGTAGAGATAAACGTCAGGCGCTTTCGTCAGAAGCCAGTTCGTCGATACAACTTCCGACAGCGGTGTGATCTTGCCATAGTAGACCATCTCGATGTCGATGTCTGCGCCGGGAGGCGGGATCAGCTCGATCGCGCCGTTCATCAGCGAGTACGCTGCGACGTTCGTGAAGAACTGTTGCTTGTTGATGTAGTCTGCCTCGTCGAGCGTGACGAAGCGAAGCGGCTGCGCTCCATCGACGATGTGAAGATTGATCGCCTCAAGCCAATCAGCTGGCAGCTGCACATATTCGTTGCTGCTTTGCGCTTCGGCACGAACGATCATTTCGCGCGTGCGAAGGCGCGTGTTCATGTCTGCTTCGGCAAACTGAATGAACGTCGGGATTTGAGCCGTGAGATCAGCACGGTTCAGATAGTCCGCGATCGTCGATTGCAGCGTTGTGTAGTTCGTAATCGTCGCCATCAGCTCGCCATCCAGTGTGTGCGATAGGGCTGCGCTTCTTCAGACTTCAGCCAGCGGCGCATCGCCATCTTGTCGCCAATGATGTTGCGCTGAAGGAGATCGAGATAGACGTGCATCGGCAGACTTGCGACCTTGACCATGTCGCCTGTCTTCGTCGTGCGTGAAACTTCGTTACGTTCCGCCTTAGCCTGCTCGACGATCTCATCCACTTGGTAGATGTTTTCGATGTGCATCTTGCCGTCAGGCGTGACGTGCATCTTCGTCATTGAGCCGGTGAACGCATCACCGCCAAGATCAAACGAGCCGGGGGCAAACTCTTCTGCCATTAATCCTCTCCGTGAAAGAAGGGGCGGGTTTCCCCGCCCCTCTATTCATCAAGCCGAAGTCGTGAGGTTGGCGATGATCGCGTGAGCCTTTTCGTTCTTCACGCGGAGGCCGTACTCGACAACGAGTTCCTTCTTCACCGCATCGCCCGTCGGAGCGATGTCGATGACGCGGAACGGACGGAGGTAGGACACCGAAGCATATTCGGGGTCGAGGACGAACGCGAAGTTCTCAGGCTGGAAGCGGTTCGGAACGATTGCAAGTTCACCGAAGTCACCGAGGTAGACGTCAGCGGTCGCAATGATCTTGAGCGGCTTCACTTGGTTGTAGGTGACGCGCTGTTCAGCAAGACCAGCGAACGCCGAAGCGACGGTCTTATTGTACGGGCCGACCATGAGGATCGACGGATTGCCGCCTTCCGACCAAGCCTGCTGCTGCGCTGTCTTGAGCATCGCTTCAGTGAACGCAACGTCTGTTGCGGTCGAGAGGCTCGTCCAACCAGCGTTCGGGTAGCCGTTGCCACCAGCGCCAGACATCGTCGGAGCGACGGCGCTGTTCGCCTGAATGTTCGTCTGCAACCAAGCCGGGAGACCGGCAGTGTTGCGGGCGGTCGAGTTGTTGCCTGCGACAGCCGCTTGGTTGCGCAACAGGATAAATTCCATATCCCGTTTTAGCTCTTTCGCTTTTTTGGCCTGTTGGTAGGCCATGACGGTACGCATGCCGGCAGTGTTGACGGCGTCAGAGGTGTTCGACACCGAGACGACCTTCGTGCTGATCTGGCAGTAGTTGGCAACGCGCAAAGTTGCGTCAAAGTCGGCATCGCCGGCATTTGCGCCTTCGATCGCAGCATTTACGCCGGCTGCGGCTAATTCGTCTGTCTGCCACTCAAAATAAGTGTTCGAGGCAGTGTCACGACCGACGTTCGACATGAACGGCGTATCGACGGGCGAGATGTCGTAGATGATGTTCGCAAGGTCTTCGCGGATCGCGTTGCTTGCATCGTAGGTGGTTACTTTAGAAACGGAAGCCATCGGCTTACCTCCTGTCTAGAAGTCCGAAAAAGGCAGCTGCGTCGTCGACGCTGCCGGTTTTAGCGAGACGTTGTTTCATCCGCGTGATCTCGGTCGTCTTGCGCGGCGATGATGCCGCTGTTCCCGCTTTCATCGGCTTAGGCCCTTCCTGCTTTTGAGGTTTGGGGCGGTTAGCCATCAGCTCGTCATATTTACGAGCCTTGTCGAGAACTAACAGGGCGCGTGGGTCGTATGCTTGCGCGAGTTCTTCGTCCGTATAGCCGACCTTGCGGCCATAGTCCTTTAGCTTGCTACGCGCGTCGTCCCACTTCTTCGCATCACGCCACTCTGGATTTTTCTCGACGAGCCACTTCTGACCCTCTTCGACAATCTTCCGAAGTTGCGCTTGCTCTTCCTGCTGACGTTGGTAGCTGAGACGTTCCTGTTCGGCTCTCGTCGCAACAAGGCGCTCCTGATAGTCGCGCCATTGGTCCCTAATCAGCGGATAATTCAAAGGGTCTTCACGATGCAGTTTTTCCCAGTCTGGCTCTTGCGGCATCATGCTTTCAAGCTGCTGCCGTAGTGCCGGGATTAACTGCGCGTAAGTCTCCTCTAGAGCTTTCGCCTGTTGACGTACCGCTTCAACTTCCTGCTTCTCCTCGCGGATCGCATTCATGTTGCGCGAATAATCGGACTGCCGTTGATAACCTTCACGCGCTTCTTTCAGAGTGACTTGCTGCATCTTGCCGTCAATCTTGACGGTTATGAGCGTATCATCCGAAGGCTCGCCCTCAGAACTATCTTCGTCGTCCTCTGCGGTTTCCGTCGCATCTTCTTCTGACGACGCATCGACCTCGTCGGTCTCTGCGGCCTCTCCGTCATAAGAAGGCGTCTCTTCGACATCTTCCGCAGACGCCTCGACCTCTTCGGTCTCGGCAGGGGCAGGCTGACTTTTGGCGGGTTTGGGTTCGGCTTCGCCTCCCAATAATGCCGCCATCCGATCTGCTGCTTCTGCAATGCCGATTTCGCTAGGCTGCGACTGCTCGGCTGTGTTCATGTATTTACTCCCTTATCGGTCGCCCTTCAAGCGACGGTTGAATGCGGTCACGTCTGGCTCACTCGCCAACGCCGCCAGCTCATCCCGAAAAGCGCGAATGGCGCGGACAAGTTGAAAACTTGCTTCCCGTGCATCCCATCCACTTTCGGGGTCAGAGTTCGACCATTCGTTAATCTGCCGTTGCTCGATCCGTCTGATGATCTCAGCAACTGCCTTGCTCTGCGCGAGGTATTTCGCCTCGCGCCAGATGTCTTCCTGTTCAAACGACATGGCCCCTCCTGAACCTCCAGATCGCCGGCTTCACGTCTCCGAAGTAGTAACGGAAGCCGTCTCCAAGCGCGTTTTCGCCATACCAGCCGGCATCTGCCGGCTCGATATAGAGATCGAGCTGCAATCCGGCCATCTCGGCGTAGCTTTCCACCACGTCACGCCCATCGACGCGATACGCAAGCTCTAACAGACGCTCGTTGTCGCCATCGATGCGGACCATGTCGTAGATAAATACGATGCCGCCCGGTTTTACGAGCCGCGCCATCTCCCTGAACGCCTTAAACCGATCGACATGGCCGATCGAGAAGCAGCAGATCGCCGCATTGAACGCCTCGTCCGGTTCTGGCACGTCGAGCATGTCGCAGCAATGCCGCTTCATCTCTGGCGGCGACAACTCGAGCTGCAATGGGCTGATGTTGACGAGGCAGAACGAGACTTCCGGCTGGATGAGCGACCAAATCCGCGCCATTTCACCGACGCCGCTGCCCATATCGACGATGCGCGAGCCATCAGGCACGTCAGCCCACAAAGCCAGCCGGCGAACGTGCTGAAAGTCGTCTTCTGCGAACCTGTGAGCCTGAAAGACGAGGTGGCCCTTCTGGACCGCCTCGATCGTTTCGCGCTCGACAGTTTCTAGGTCGAACGTCATCACATCCCCATCGGCATCTGCATCGGTTCAGCCGGCTGCGGCGCAACTGCTTGCGCCTGTGCCGCACTGAACATGGCACGGATTTCCTCGCGCTGGCGGTCAATCTCGCCCTTAATCATCGCCATATCCACTTGAGCGCCATACTTTGCTTGTATCTCGATCGCCTTCAGCATGGCATCGACGACGAGCTTGTCGCGCTCAAGATCGGCCTGCGCCATCGCCTTCTGCCGATCAAGTTCCTGCTTCGCGGCTTGGATGATGATGTCGGCCTTGATTTTCTCGGCCTCGACCTCTGCCAGCATCGCAGCCGGGTCTTGCGGCTTGTTCTGGCTCATCTGCTCCATGAACGCGGCGACCTCTTCTGGATTGATCTCTTTCCAGAACTGCGCCGGGTCTTGGAAGCCGGCGAGCTGCGTCACTTCGGCCAGCGCATCGCGGAGCTGGACGAGGTCGACGAGCGGATTATACGGGCCATAGAGCTGAATGACCTCTTTCTGCTGCGCGATGATCTGCATCAGGAAGGCCATGCGCTGCTCGTCAGAACCACGGCCAAGCGCGATGTTGACCGTCATGTCCATCGTCGCGTCCCACGAACGCGGGTCGATCGGCACGAACTGGTTACGCAGGCGGATGATCTTCGGCTTGTCCTGATGCTGCACGACGAGCTTTAGAAGCCCTTGGAAGCACCGCTTCAGGCCGTCAGCGAATATGCGCGCGATCATCTCGACGCGCTCCTGCGACGATGTCAGCTGCGCCTGAACGGCAGCGTTCGTCGTCGATTGCAGCACATCGGCATCGAGGCCCTGCGAGGCGCGCGAGATGCCCGTGCGCTGCGTCTTGATCTCGTCGAGGTATGCCATCACGCCGAGAGCCTGCTGGCCCACGAAAGGCTCGGAGAGCGGCGCAACCATACCCGGCGCGCGAGCGCGGATAATTGCGCCCGTCTCGACGTTCATCACGTCGTCCAGATTGACCTGACCTTCGACGACGACTGTGCGGGGATGGATCGACTGCGCGAGGCTGTCGAGCGTGTTCCGCATGATCGACGACTTAATCAGCTGCAAGTCCATCGTCTGATCTGCGATCGACTGACCAAAGATCGTGTGCGGCGTCGGATCAGGGGAGAGGATCGAGAACGGCGCATGCTGAACGACTTCGTCGTGCAGGATGTAGGCACCATTGCCAACGGAGCAGACCTTGTGCAGCTCCGCGATGCCGTCGCCATCCTTGTCCACGCGGACATAGCTTTCGACATAGAACACGCGATCGGTGGTCTCGTCCGTCGCGTTCGTGATGCCGAAGAACGACTGATCTGCCGGGTTGCGGACAAGAACCTCGAGGTTCTCTTCAAAACCGCCCGTGCCGGCGTTCTGTTCAATGATGTCGCGGTCATAGCCCATCGCAACCAGCTCGGAGACAGTCGCAAGCTTGCGGCGACCGACATAGATCGCGTCGTCGATGTTCGTCGCTTCGCTGTCGATTAGGAACTGCTCGGGCGGGATGCACTCGACGACATAGCGAGGCGATCGCTTCACGCGCCTAACCTTGATGCTATAGAATGGCATCCCAATCGCGCTGTCGAACTCTTCGATCATTTCGTCGATCGTCACGCCCGGCTCGGCCTGAATGAGCATCATCTCTTCGGCCATCAAGCCCGAATAGCTGTAATACTCGACGCTCTCGTCATCGACCTTGTACCAAGTCAGAACGCCGGTCTTCAGGATCAGCGCGTCCTTCATGGCATCGTGCAGGATGCGGAAGCCGGGGTTTTCCTGCATGAAGATGTAATTGATGAGGTCTGTCGCCTGCTCCGCCGCAGGCACATCTTCCTTCTGCTTCGGAATGAACTCGACGACCTTCTCAGGCCCCGTGAAGATGCGGAGCAGCGACGGCAGCATCGCAAGGATCGTGTCGCGCACTTCGGTCAGGACGACCTGAGAGACGCCATCTTCCTCGTTGCCGAACTTGTCGCCAAGGTAGTACGCCATCGCTGCTTCGCGCTCGGGCGCGAGGTAGCTGTCGATGTAGCTCTGCGCGTTCTCGATCGCCTGACGCAATACGAAGGCGAACTCGTCGTCATCCATCGGGCCAGCGTCAGGGACAAGCAGCCCCGTGTCGCCGTTCAGCACTTTCGGCTTCGGGATCGGCGTATAGCTTGGGTCGTATTTACCGGGGAGCATTGCCATCGGACTACCTCTTAAAACCGCTTAGAGAACCGGCCAAAAACCGATCTCTTTTTGTCTTCTGGCGAATAGGACGCAGTCACACCGAGGTCGCCGCCAAGAAGACCCGGCACTGTCACGCCGCCCGTGTATTGCGTCGGTATACCTTCACCGCGCGTCATGGCTGCGTTAAGGAGCGCAGGACCGATCGGCGCAGAGACGCCGAACGTGTCGGTAGGTTTCACGCGCTCGTTTCCTAGTCCTCGCTGGTAATTGAGCGCAAACGGCCCAAAGTCAAACCCGCCGCCGACGCTCTGTTGCGTACCCTGCGGGGTAAAGGCGGCTGAGTAGTTTGCGTTCATAGGCCCTAAATTGACACCTACGTTCGGAACAACCGTCGTCTGATTGCTGCCGGGGAAGTTCATACCCTGATAATTGACGCCGCCTCTGATGCTGCCGCCGTCAAATGGCAAAGCCCCGCTGACGTTGCCGAGTTGCATCGCCGTATCAGGAGAGATCGCAAAGTTGCTGGCGGTTGCTGAGATAGGCCCGTTATTTGAAACCGTCGAAGCGCCCATGTCGCCAAGGCCGCGCATCATTCCGAGCTGTTGCAGAAGAAGCATCTGCTCTGGCGAGAGACTTGTTAGATCAGCCATTGCCTATCCCTTCTTCCGAACGCGCCACCACTGCCAGCCATTCTCAGAGCCGACCTCGCGTCCGGTGAAAACTGTATCCACAGCTTTCTTTACACCATCCATCGGGTAGTCGTCACCGCCCATGACGCCGCCGGCCTTCACCTTCGGCCACCATGCTTCGATGTCAGCCATGACTTCTTCGTATTCGTGGCCCGCGTCAATCCAGACGAAGTCGATCGTCCCATCTTCAAACAAATGCGCCGCAGGAGCCGAAGCCATGCGATGCACATGCAGATCGAGACCGTCGATGCGGTCCATGTTCTCGTTGAAGATGTCGAAAACGCGCTCAAGATCGGGATCAGCCTTGTGCGCTGGCTCGTTTGAGCCGCCCCAATGGTCGACGCAGTGAAATGCGATCGACTTTCCGCTGTTTACGATCTCGACGCCAAGAAAAGACGCAGATTTGCCTTTCCAGCACCCTAATTCGACGAAGATCGCGCCATCTTTCGCCGCCTTTACCGCTGCACGGTAGGGCTTGCTGAAATTGAACCAGCCGTCGATCTCATCGAAGAAGTGTTTCACTTCTTTTTACTCTTGCCGGCTTCGCTCAGAGCGATCGCAATCGCCTGCTTCTTCGATTTCACGACCGGACCCTTCTTCGAGCCGCTGTGCAGCTTGCCTGCTGCGTACTCGTCCATCACTTTGCCGATCTTCTTGTCTGATTTCGACTTCTTCATTCCGACGCCTCCATTGCTGAAATCTTTTCTGCCGCATCCGCAACATCGAACGGTATGTCTGGCCTGCACTCAACCGCATGATCGTGCGTGAACTCCATCGTGCCGATATGCTTCACGTCTTTTGACAGGTCGTGGTCGATGTAAACCTTGAACCCGTTCGCCTGTGCGAGCTTGCAGAAGTAAATATCTTCTCCGACCCACACATTGCCAGACGGAAGCCACGCCAGATTAAACCAAGGCAACGGGCATTTCCGAAAAACGTCCATCTTGATGAGCATGCAGCCCATGCCGACGGCATCAACCTCTTCCAGACCCGTGCTGGCGCTGTCCGTGTAGATGCACTCGAGGTTTGCAAAGTCACGGAACGCGACCGTCTTCACGGGAATGCGCCGCGTCGGGTAGTTCGCGGCGACGATGTCCTTGTCGTGCTTTTGCAGCTGCCAGAATGTGTTCGCCGGGAACCGCATGTCGGCATCGAGGAACAGGACGTAGTCGTAATCAGCCGCAAACGCTTTGCGGACAAGGTTCTGCCGCTGGTCCGCAATGAGCGTGCCGCTGAGAATGTTAATGTTGAACGTCCCACCTTGCGGTAGACCGGCGTAAATGTTGGCAGTCAACATCGCCAAGTCTTTTGCAAAGCCAGAACACACCGTCTCCCGCGCCGGTATGCAGATCGCTACCTTCAAGACTTAGTCCTCTTCGTTGTAGCTTTCGTCTTCGGGGGAGCCTTCTTCGTCTTCGCCGTATTCGTCGTCTTCGCCGTACTCGTCGCCTTCTTCTTCGTCCGTGATCGGACCGCCGACGATCCATGCGTCACAGGTTCGCTCTGCGGCGCACTTGAAGTCGAAGATTTCACAAAATCCAAGATCGCCTGCTTCAATCGTTTCCATAGGGTCATCTGCCATTCCCTCTCCACCAAGGCCCTGCGCAATGCAGTCCATCATTCTCTCTGTCTGATTGAACGCCGCGCAGTTGCCGCAGCGCATCGTCTTCGCTTCTTCAACCGGAACGTCCCACTTCGCAGCCAGCTGCTGCCAGTAGCGATCGTTCGGCTTGCGCGGGTTCATAGGCCCGTAATTAGCCTTGTCGATCGCCTTGCCACGGTTCTGCAAGTTGATCGTGATGTCGCGCGTAGCAACCGGACAAGCGCCGCCTTCCATCTCTTCAGCCATGTCATTTGCCCTTCTTTTTCGCGGCGCGCATGTTGTCGACGAGGTTCGGATACGGACGACCAGCCTTCGCTGCCGCAGCCTTCGCAGACGCCTTCTGCTTCGGCGTTAGCTTCTTGTCCGACTTCGTCGGGTCTTTCGTGTCCCAAACCTTTTTCATTTCTTCTTCCCTTCGTTCCGCTTGCTGATCGCTGCCGCCTTCTTCTTCGCGTCAGCCTTGCTCGAGGCTCCCCACGCTTGCAACGATTTCAGCAAGCGCGTCGGTTCGCCGTCCTTATATTCAGGCCCCGGCATGTTACCCATGCGCGCAAGAAACGACGCACGGCGCGGGTTATCGCCAGCCTTCACAGGCGGTTTTAGATCAGAACCAAGATTAGCCGCCTCATACGATTTGCGGCCCGTCTCATTCAAGCCGCCCTTCGCATTCTTGCCGGCCTTGCGCGTCCATGCAGGCGTCTTAGCCATGATCGGCCTCCTGTTTGCGCCGAAAATACGTTGATTGCGTCCTCAACGCAAACATTAGACAACGCCCTTGATGTGACGCTTCAAAGCTTTTCCCGGCAACCACTTGAACGCGCGACCTCCGACCATCGCAGCCTGAGACGCAAACGTGAGACACAACGCGTCGGCCAAGTCAGGCGAACGCATGCGCCGCTTCCGCATGCTGTCCTTGCTCTCAACCTGTACCTTGCCGCTCGATGTGAACGAATAACGCGGCGCAACCAGCTCATGCCGCAGCTGATCGTCAACCGGCAGCTTCACTGCCCTCGTCGTCAGCCAATCCTTCACGCTCAACCATAATTCGTCGCGCAGCTTATTTGCGTTCGGGTTCATGGCAGAACTCTCTGCCACGTTCACATCTCGCACGTTGTAGCCCATCTCGCGCAGGCGATCGGCCACACCAGAACCGAGACCGATCGTATCGACGCAAATCTCGTCAGGGTTGTCGATCTTCATTTCATTCACGATCGCGCCGACAACTTGCATCGTATCGAGACCGCCCCACGACTTCACGTCTAGAACGACGTTCCCCTTCCGCTTTACCAAAGCAGTCCGGTCAGTTCCAAAACGCGCCACGTCGAGACCATAAACAAGAGGATCATTGGCACCAGCCACCACGTCACGTCCGATTGCCCCATCAACCAACTCCGCCGGTATGAGTGTGTCGTCGTCAGCAAGCGCGAACTCACCAAGAACACGGATGCGGAACGCATTGCTCTCGTCGCCATAGGTCGCCTTGATTTGCGCGACGAAGTCAGACGAAACGAGCGGAATATTCAAGCAAGAGACGTGCATCCGAAACCAATCGGACGCTAGGTCGTGATGCGTCTTGTAGAATAAGCCCGAGTTGCGCGTCGGGTTCGAGATCAGGATCGTCGAAGCCGAGTGACCAGACATCGAGCCAGCCGCTGCCTCAAACACCTGTTCAGGCACAGCAGACGCCTCGTCGACCACCAGAAGCACATGCTCAGAGTGAACGCCGGCCAAGGCTTCCGGCCTCTCCGTCGAGCTGGTACGCGCCGAGATAAACGAACTCTCAGGCGCTCCCTTCAGCACAACGCGATCGGAGAAAACCTCAAAGCTCTCACGCAAAACAGGTGGCAGCTTATTGATCCACGTCTTCAATTCCGAATAGAGAGCATCAAACAGCTGCGCGGATGTCGGCGCAGTAACCACCGCCTTCTGCGGATAACGCGTCGTCATGTGCCAGATCAAAGCCCACGAACACGCCGTCGACTTCCCAACGCCGTGACCAGCACGCACCGAGATGCGACGCTCGCCACGCGCCAGAGCGTTCAAAAACTCTTTCTGCCAAGGAAGTGGCTTCGCTTCGAGAACATTCTCGACGAAGCCGACAGGGTCGCGCTCGTACCGCTCAATGAACGTGACGAAGTCGTTACCGCTTTCCTTTGCTTCCTTCGAAGACATGAACTTCCCCCTTCGGCGGGTTGAGCATGTAGGTAATGCCAGCCATCGCCTGCAACAAGTAAATACGGGCATCCTCGTCGCGCGTTAGATCAATCTGCTGCGCCAATTCACACAACGCACCAGCCAACTGCGCCAGCTCGCTTTCCTGCCCAACTACGACCACTTCATCTTCCTCGTCCATCGTCAGTCTCCATACATCGACCGCAGACTATCCATGCTTATGAAGTTATGCCCAACAATG